TCACAAGCCTAAGTTTAAAATGAAAGCTGATACTGATGTTATTTCTAGAGTTGCTTCAGAGATACTTGCACAAGATAGTATTTCTGACCTTAAAAAAAAGTAAACTCAGACCCAGAACTATATTCTATCATAGCATTAGCTGAACGATTGCATATGTCTATTAGAGATGTATTGCAAATGCCAGTTCAAGAGTTTAATATGTGGTTGGCTTATTTTGAAATACAACATGATAGAGCTGAACAACAACAACGAATGAATCGCTAATGGCTACAAAACGAGTTAATATAGATATAGTTGCTAAGGATAAATCGCAACAAGCGTTAAATAAAGTTCGTGGTAATTTAGATGGCGTAAAAAAAGCTGTATTTAATGTAAGAAACGCACTTGCTGGTTTAGGTGCTGGATTAGTTATTCGTAACCTTGTTAATACAGGTAAAGAAATAGAATCATTACAAGTTAGATTAAAATTTTTATTTGGTACTGCTGAAGAAGGGGCAAAAGCCTTTGATAATATGGCAAAATTTGCCGCAAAAGTTCCTTTTAGTTTAGAACAAATACAACAAGGGGCTGGTGTTTTATCTGTTGTATCTAAAGATGCAGATGAATTATCAGATATTTTAGAAATAACAGGTAATGTAGCGGCTGTTACAGGACTAGATTTTAGAACTGCTTCAGAACAAATACAAAGATCATTATCTGCTGGAATAGCAAGTGCTGATTTATTTAGAGAAAAAGGTGTTAGAGATTTATTAGGATTTAAAGCTGGTGCTACAGTTACAGCAGAAGAAACAGCAGAAGCATTTGAAAGAGTTTTTGGTAAAGGTGGAAAATTTGGAGGGGCAACAGATGAATTAGCTAAAACATTAGATGGAACATTATCAATGATTGGCGATAAAATATTTAGCTTTAAGAAAACATTATTAGATGCTGGTTTTTTTGCAGAATTAAAAAAACAATTTGGAGATTTAGATAATTTTTTACAAGAAAACGCTAAAACATTAGATGAAGTTGCAATATCAATAGGAAAAGGTTTAGCACAGGCAGTTTCAGCAACAGGTAAAGCGGTTATTTTTTTAAAGAATAACTTTGACGCAGTAATAATAGTTTTAAAATCTTTAATAGCTTTAAAAGTTGCTTCAATTTTTGTTGGAATAGCTACTGGAATAAAAACAGCTACTGCGGCAACACTTTTATTTAATAAAGCATTAAGAAAAAATTTATTAATTGGTGGAGCGGCAATAGTTATTGCAAATTTAAGAGAAATATTAGGTTTAACAAAACAAATAATGGGAATAACTGATGATAAAGCATTAGATTTAGTGGTTAAAGTTAATGTTGATGAGCCAGTAGATAGACACCCAGAAAAAATAATAACAGATAGAACTCAAGAGGAATTAAAAAAACAACAAAAAATATATCAAGAACACGCTCATTTTAGAGGTATTTTAGCTAATAGACAAGCCGCAGAAGAAGTTAAACAAGAATTAATAAAATCAGAAAATATTAATGCTATTCTTGAACAAAATAAACAAGATGGCATAGCTATTTTTTATGAAATGCAACGACAAAAAGAAAGAATAATTAATGAAAGTAAAATTTTAGAAATTAACAATGAAAATGAAAAGGCAAAAGAATTAAGAGAAATTAATAAAAATAACTTTCATAAAATGTTAGATGATGCTTCAGAATTTCATTCAAAAAAAGCACAATTAGAAAAACAAGCAAAAGAACACGCAATATCAGAAGGAAGAAGTGCATTAGAAATTTTATCTGGAATGAATAAAACAGCTTTTGCGGCTTTTAAAGCTGTAAGAATAGCAGAAGCAACCATTGATACATATAGAGCGGCAACTGCGGCTTTTGCAAAATTTGGTGGGTTTCCGCTTGGTGCATTAGCGGCGGCGGCAAGTGTTGCAAAAGGTTTAGCTTTAGTTGCTCAAATTAAATCAACTAACTTTAGACAAGGCGGTGGTTCAGTTAATAAAAATCAAGCATATATGGTTGGAGAAACAGGTCCAGAAATGTTTGTGCCTAGTGGTTCTGGAAAAATAATTCCAAATCATCAAATGGGTAATAATCAGCCAGTAAATGTAAACTTTAATATTAATACAGTAGACGCTAGAGGATTTAATGAGTTACTAGTTAACAGTAGAGGTTTAATTGTAAATATGATTAATAGTGCTGTTAATGAAAAAGGAAAAATGGCAATAGTATGAGTGGAGCTTTACCAAGTAATGATTTTAATGCACTTAATTTTAAGAGTGAACAAAAGACATTGGTATCAACAACAGATAGCGGTAAAACATTTCGTAGACAAGTTGATGGACAACGCTGGACATTTACAGTTTCTTATCCTCTTAAAACACGATCAGACTTCGCACCAATACAAGCATTTATTATAAGACAACGCTCACAAAAAGAAGATTTCACTATAACCTTCCCCAGCTATTTAAACGCACAGGGTAGTGAAACAGGAACAGTTTTAGTTAATGGAGTTCATAGTGCTGGCGATACAACGATTGCTGTTGATGGTCATGCTGGAGATACTGCTGGTTCTTTTAAAGCTGGCGATCTTATAAAGTTTGCTAATCATTCTAAAGTTTATATGATTGTTGCTGATGTTACGCCAAGTTCTAATGCATCAACACTAACAATAGAACCACCACTAAATAATGCACTAGCAGATGATGAAGGTGTAACTTATGATAGTGTACCTTTCACAGTTCATTTGAATAGTGATCTTCAAGAGTTCCAAACGAACCAAGTTGATAGTTCTGGAAATTTATTATTTAGTTTTGAATTTGATGTTATTGAGAGTATCTAATGGCAAGAGGATTAACAAGTGCTGTCAAAACAGAATTGGCAACAGGAAACGTTAGACCAATTCTTTTAGTCTATATAGGATTTGCAACACCAGTATATTTAACGAATTGTAGTTTTGATTTAGTATCAAGTGTTTCTGGTAGTTCACAAACATATACAGCTTCTGGACATTTAAGAGGAATAACAAATGTAAGTGAAAGTAATCAACCAACAAAAAATACTCTAGCATTATCTTTATCTGCTGTAGATCAAACTTATGTTGCTGTAGCCCTTAATGAAAACATAATTAACAAAGAAGTAAAAATTTGGCGTGGCTATTTAGATACTTCTAATTCATTAATTGCTGATCCATTTTTATTATATTACGGAACAGTAGATGATTTTAAAATCAACGACACAACAGATACAGCAAGTATAGTTTTAACAATTACATCACATTGGGGTCAATTTGAAAAACATAGTGGTAGACAAACTTCTAATAATTCGCAACAACGATTTTTTAGTGGAGATTTAGGAATGGAATTTACAGCATTAACAGTAAGAGATATTAAATGGGGAAGAACATGAGTAGTTGTAATTTTTATCAAGCAGAAAAAAAAGATGTTGAAGAAATTTATTCTTTATTAAAACAATTTAAATCAGATTTAATTGATTTAGATTACCCAGATATAAATGAAACAAAAGTTCGTAGTTTTATTAATTTAATGTTGCAAAGAGGAAAAATAATTTGTGTTAAAAATTTAGATACAAATAAATTAATTGGTGTTTGTATATTTTGTAAATCAAATTATTGGTGGAGTGATCAAGAAACAATGATTATTCAATTAATATATGTTGTTAAAGAATTTCGTAATTATAAATTAATGAAACAATTAATTGATAGTGTTAAGCAAGTGTCAAATAATAATCCTATTTTATTATCTATAACATCAAAATTAGAAGCAGATAAATTATTTGAAAAATTAGGTTTTGAAAATATGGGTTCTAACTGGAGATTAAAATAAATGTGTGGTTGGAATCCTATTGAAACCATTACAGATATTGTAGAGGATATTGTTGATGTTATTGTTGATATTGTTGAAAATGTTATTTCATGGTTAATAGATATTCCAGAAATTCCAGATTATGGTGACTTAAATCAAGATGCAATAGCAAAAGGTGTTTTAGTTAATAAAATATCCGCCAACGCCACAATACCAATAATTTATGGAACAAGAAAAGTAGGTGGCATTGTTTCTTTTTTAGAAACATCTGGGACAGATAACCAATATTTATATATGGCTTTAGTTTTAGGCGAAGGAGAAATAAATGATATTACATCTATATTCGTTAATGATAATGAAGTGACATGGTCTGGAGATTTAGCGGACAATACGCAAGTCACAGTAAATGCTAGTGACTCAAATTATTATAAAGCACCAGACCCAGATTCTTCCGCAGAAAGTTTAATTACAGTTGAACCACACTTTGGTTCTGATAGTCAAACAGCATCAAGTCTTTTATCTACGTTATCATCTTGGGGTTCTAATCATAGACTTAGAGGTTTAGCATATCTTGCTTTACGTTTTAAATGGAACTCTGACGCTTTTGGTTCTATTCCTACAATCAATGCAGTTGTTAAAGGTAAAAAAGTTTATAATCCAAATTTGGATAGTACAAAAACAGGTGGTTCTGGAACTCATAGAGAAGATGATAGTTCTACTTGGGAATATTCAGATAATCCAGTTTACCAATTATTAGATTATTTACGCAATACTAGATTTGGAATGGGAATAGCCAATAGTTATTTTGATTCTAATTTTGCTGAATGGCAAACTGCTGGTGATGTTTGTGACACAGATATAACGCCTTATTCTGGTGATTTGGTGGAACAGATAAATTTAATGGATAGCAATATTGTTGTAGATACATCTAAAAAAGCTATTGATAACGTCAAAGAATTTTTAAAAGGTTGTAGAGGTATTTTAAATTATACTGCTGGAGCATATAAAGTTTTAGTTGAAACAACTGGCTCTGCCGCAATAAATTTAACCGAAGATAATATCATAGGTGGAATACAAATATCATCTAAAAATAAAAACTCACGATATAATAGAGTGATCGTTTCTTATATTAATCCAGATAAA